CCAGGTACAGATGCAGTTTCGCTCAACATAGCCATGTTAGCACCGTCAGATGCCATAGCTTGTGCTTGGTTTTCTAGGACCATGGCTGTAACAGCCTTCTTATATGGATCCTTAATAGCTTCTAGTTCTGGGTGTTCCAGAATTGGTTGCCACTTTTGTTTTAGTTCTTCAGATAAAAACATCTAAGTTACTCCTTGTTTTTGTAATAGGTTTGGTATTTATTTTACCAAAGATTTTGAAATAGATTTAGCAACAGCGTCAATCAATGGATCATGTGAAACCTTAGTTGGCTTCTGATCTTCAATCTCAACACCTTCTTCTAGAACAGCTTTTTCAGCAGGCTTAACTTGTGCAGTTGGAGCATATGCTTCTTTTAATTGTTCTAGTTTTTGTGCAAATTCTTCTTCAGAAGTAAACTTAACACTTTCTGCAAGTGACTTTAGTTTTTCTGCTTGAGTTTGCGTTAGGCCTTCACAAGCTGTTTGTACGGCCATGATTTTTTTCTGCTCTTTAAGTTCTTTCTTGGTCTCTTTGTTCTTAACGATTTCTTCGTTAAGTTTACCTTCAAGTTCTTCCACTTTAGCAGCTAATTCTTCTACGACATTAACCTTTTCTTCTGGAATGTCGATATAGTGTTCTGTGAACAAGTTGTGTAGACCCTTCATAAAGTCCTCAACGATTTCAGAACGTAGTCCTGTATCGATTGCCAACTCGTTTTCTTGCATCCATTCTTCTACCATGTAGTTCAGGTAGTCATCAATTTTGTTTGCAAAGTCTTCCTTAACTTCTTCCAATGCTTCGTTGAACTGCTCTTGTAGTTGTGTTTCAACTTGTTCAGCAATCTGCTCAACACGTGACATAACGGCAGCTTCGAAAATTGTAGTAGCTTTTGTAACGAATTCTTCAGAAAGATTTTCACCAGAAAGCAATGCGGAAATATCTTCTTGGATACCTTCCTTCATCATCTTCTTCATCTTCTTAGCTTTCTTCTTGTCCTTCTTGTCATCAGCATCATCTTCGTCTTTTTCTTCAGCAACGATTTCGCCATCTAGTTCAGCTTCTTCGTTCTTCTGGCCGCCGTAAGATTGAATGCCAACGCCATTCTTATTCTTCTGCATCATCTGCTTACCTGGCTTGCCTTCTGGATCACCTTGGTCAGCATTGCTGTCTTGACCTGGCTGGTGTGCCAACTTGTGCATTGGCTCTGAACCAACTGGTGGTGTTGCGCCTGGTGCTGTAGCTGTTGGTGTACCCTTTGTTGCGTCTGGAGCACCATCGGTTGTCTTGGTAACTTCTGTACCAATATCACCAACTTCTTTTTGTCCTGCAACAACTGTTACTGGTAGACGGGAAGGACCGTCGGTTCTCTTAGCCTTAGCTGTAGATACACTCTTGTTTAGAATATCAGCGGCAGCTTCAGACAGATTAAATTTTTTAACCATTTTGAAAATCTCCTTGGTTTGGTATGTGGATATTTATAATATTATAATTTTTTAAGGAAGTTTTCGAATATTTGTAAACTGACTGATTCAATCTCTTTACGAGTTGCTTTACGAATTTGCTGTTGAGCTTCTTCATAATGATACTCAGTCCATTTACCATCTACTAACATCCATTCTTTACCTTCCATAATACCCTGTACAAAAGCACCTGGCGCAGAAGGGTCAGCTACAATATCTGCCGCTGTGGCTAGATAAAAATCGGGTTGAACAACGTTAACGCCGTTGACCATTTTTAGTGAACCCATACCTCTGGAAGAAACACCTAGTTGTGCCCCACCTTCGATAAGACTTCTTGCAATGTTACCCATTGGCGTATCAAGAATCTTTGCTTTACCAATCCATTGGTTACCATCTTCACGCAATCCTGTAATCATGTGTGAAACACGGTCTAAATTGATTGTTGGAGAATCAGGATGTCCCAATTCACCAAAAGCACGGTTCTTATTGATATATTCTTGTGTATAACGATCAACTTCTTTACGCATTGTGTTATATTCGTAAAGACGACCGTTCTTATTTTTTCTTTCGGCAACTAGGAAAGGACCTTCAATGTGAAGAACCTTTTGTCCGTTTGCATCTTCGGTAATGTAGTTTACCGTTTCTGTAATTTCTTTGATGAGTTTCATCTTAATCCTACTGCCCTTCTTTTTCTAAGTGAAATATTTCTTTTTCTTAGAATCTGATTGTGTTTAGTTTTAATTTTAATTTTAGCTCTACGAGCACCACGTTTACGGTGTAATCTTTCGAGAGGACTCATCCTAACGACTCTACCACCACGAATAGTGTAACCTTTTACGGTAGAAAACTTTTTTCTTCTTTGTATTTTACCTTTTCTAACACGTAAACGAACCAATTTCGTTCTACCCATCTTCATTACATTTGCTTCGGGTAGAAACAAATCTGGATCATAATCTTCTGCGACTATCCTTAATTTACGGTTGTCTAATTTTTCCTCAAAAATTTCATTAATTCTGGACGCAATTAACTCTCTAGCTCTTTCTAGATTACCAGAGAGTATTGCATCAACTATTCTCATGGAGTTAAACCGTAAGGAGGATAGTTGAAGGCTGCGGGATCATTAAACTGTCCACGTTGGTACATTGCATTATCTTTACGCAACTCTAGAACGATTGTGTATGCATCGTTGGCTGACATACCACGTGTTGTAACAGAAATGTCACCACGGCAATTGGCTGTTCCTGCTGCGTTGTTAGGAATTGTTACCCAATTTCCATAACCATCATAGTCTGTTCCACCAGAAACATACATGATTGTCTTTGGTGTGTCGGCTTGCCAAGCAAGCTCAACTGAACCGTTGATGGAAGAATTAACGCCCCATGCACGGAATATAGATAGACCGTAATATGAAAGTGTGGTGTTTGCTGAACCACCCCAAACGTTTGCTACAGGATAACCGTTAGTAGCTAAAGCACCATATAAGCCGTTGGCTGTAATACGTGATACGTTTGATTCTTGTGATGTGCCGTCAAACAAACCAGTTATTTTAATAACTGCATGTTCTGTGGTATCTTTTAAAATTTGAATTGATGTTACTGGTGCTGCCATTTTTATTCCTTAGAAAACTTAGCAATAGTTTGAAAGTGTTTTGAACTGGCTTCAAGCATATCTAACATCTTTGCTCTATTAGCCTCATTAATTTTTTTATATAATGCGATGATATTTTGTGCCACTTCTGGAGTTACTTCTGTTTTTGTACCATCAAAATGTTCCACAACTACCGTATCTTTAAGTTCAGCACAAAGAGCCAACTGATTCATTGTTGTTTCTTCAAAAGCTGCACCCCACTGCATATCTTCATATGGAACGGTTACATACTTATTAATCTTGTCAACAAAATATAATGCAACACGTTGACCATTTGGAAATTGTCTAATAGACTTTCTACGCATAATCAGTATGGCTGGTGGATCCATACTGTGAGATTGTCCAGTCTTGCCTTCCACCATAGGTTCTGAAGTTGCAACCAAAGTTTTTGAACCTTTGATTTTAGCAAAAACAGAATCATTTGGATTAACAATTTCACCGTTTGCATGTCTACGTTGCACATCATTAAAGTTTTCTACAGCATGTGACAGATATTCTGGATGCTTTGCATGAAACATGATGTGTGCAGCATAGTCACCAATATCAACTTTGCCACGGTTTTGTATGTCTAAATGTTTATGAAGTTCTTCAGGTGAAAGATAACCATCGTGGTCCGTATCTGGGCCACAATCAGTATTTTCTTTCTGAAGAAAATCTTTTAGACGCTTCATTCTGCTGTTTCTGTTTCTACTTGTTGACCGTGTTGTGCTAACATATTTGCAGCCACGGCAATTTTACGTTGCTCGATTGCGGCAAAAATCTTATCATTAATAGCGTTGTATAATGCTTCCTTCATATCGGCAGCATTGTCAACTAATGCATTATCTACAACTGATTGAATATCTTCTCTGCTCATTTATATCTCCAAAATTACCATAAAATATTTATAACACTCTAGATAGCATACGCATTGCTGGAGTGTACTCATTGTTTAGGCTTAAATCGCCTTTGGGTTGTGAACTGTTTGAACTTGAAGGTGATGGTGCTGTAGCATCACCAGCATCCGCAGGAGGTGGTACCACAGCGGCTCCTCCGCCGCCACCAGTACCGCCTGGATCCATCAAATCTTGTTGTGCTTGTGCAGCCAAGTCTTGTGGGTTCAGAATCTTACCTTCTTCTTTTTCTTTCTCAATTTCTTTTTCCATCTGTTTGATTTCATCATCTGTCAGATGTAGAACGTTACGTTGAATCCATGCCATCGAGTAATAACGACCAACATAAGGATCAACTGAACCAAGAAGTGATAAACGTTCACGTGTTAACTCTGCCTCTTTCAATTCAGCAAAGTTGTTGTCTTTCAGGAAGTCGTAGTAAATATCTTCTTTGAACTCATCAAATTCATCAGATGTACAAATACCTTTTAGTACGCATTGTGTACGTAGAGCTTGGTCAAACACTTCAGCAAACTTTTGACGCATACGGTCAACAAATTTTGAGAACTTAACTTCGTCACGTGTGATTTCACCGACACGACCAAGCGAGAATCCTGTTGAGTTTGGATCTAAACGTGATACTGGAACGTTTAATGATTTGTATAGTTTCTTTTCAAAATACTTAACGTCTTCCAATTCACCCAAATTCTGACCACCTGGTAGTGTAGTAATTTCTGTACCTTTACCACCTTCACGACGAGGCAACCAGAAATCTTCCATCATGGAAAGGAATTTACGATCATCACGAACCTCACCTGTGTTTGCGTCATATACAAGTTTGTTCTTGTACTTGACCATAATGTCACGTAGGTATTGTTCTGCTTTTAGTTTTGGTAGATTACCAACGTCAATGTAGAAAATTCTACGTTCAGGAGCACGTGATATACGGTAAATAACCGTAGCATCTTCAATCATACGCAACTGGTTCAAAGGCTTAATTGCTTTGTGTAGGTATGACAAAACAACCGCACGGCGAGAATCCATCAGACCAGAGTTAACGTTAATGATTGCATCTTTGGCAATACGTGTACCAACTGGACCGTAACTAGATGATGTACCAGATACTACTTTATCGTTGTATATGTAATATTCATTAACAGTTTGAACAATATCGACTGCTGTGGTGCCATCTTTTTCTTTTTTAATTTCACGAATCTTACGAATCTTACGTGGATCAATGTATCGCAATGCTTTGATACCTGCACCAGGATCAGTTTCGTCAATAATAACATGGTAGAAAAGTCTACCATCCACATAGTATCTGCGGAAAATATCCACAGCCATGTTTTGATAATTGAGCAGTCTCAAAATGATTTTGAATTCATCTTCGATTGCGTTTTTTATTTTTTGTGGTTGCTTTAGATTATCTAAAACAATATTAACCGATCTACCATCCTCATCCTGAACAATTGCTTCATTGACAATATCATCAATAGCAGATTCAATTTCAGGTTGCATAGCCATTTCACGATAACGTGAAATTAACTCAACTTCGTTTTTGGCGGTGCCATCCAGATCAACATATGTACCATAATAAGCGGCAGCGGAAACGGTTAAAGCACCGTCCTCATTAGAAGGCGGCGCAAAGGTCTTTTCGGATTGCTGTTCTAAAGCATCCTTTTGTCTGGATATTTGAAAGCCGAATAAATTTAAGGCCATATTTTTCCCTATTCAATTAATCATAACGAGAGGGGCAAACGCCCCTCTATATTAGGTAGTAGACTCTGTTTCCCACCACTGATATGCAAGTGTCATTGTGAATTCTTCGATAGTATCGTTAGAACCCCAATCCAAATCAATTGGTGAAAGGTCTACTGGGAAAGCACCGACAAAGTTATATGTCTTAATGATGTTTCCAGCTTTATCATATTGGTTTACTTTAGCATCAGATGAATAACCTGTTGGCGACAAGGCTGCTCCTGTGCGAAGGTTACCAGCATGTGAGTTGATACCATTCATCCAAGATTCAAATGCTTTGCGAACCTTAAAGTTTTCATCGTTGATGATTGTAATTGTCCAATCAGCAAAACTTCTATTTCCAACAAATTTCAATTCACGACCAAAGTAGTATTGTGGTACAGTACCAAGTGTTGCACCTGGTAGCTGTGCCGCTTTAGCTACGAATGTTAGTGCCTGGCCGGCACCAACAGAATCGTTTGCAAATGTTGGGAAAGTCATGTTGACTTGGAACAGGTTTGGACGAGCACCATCTCCTACGAGATTTGCTCTGAACTCTGTTACATTAAAAGCCATCTTTTTCTCCTATTTTGGATTATTTATTAGACTGCACCAACGATTTCGTTGAACGAAACACCACTTCTAACAGCAATGAAATTCAACTGAATGTAGTTGATAGAACGTGCTGGTTTGATGTAAATGTCACCAACGAATTGGTTAGCATCAATAACCTGTGAAGTGTTATTGGTTGAATCGCAAACTACTTTAAAATCATAGATGCCACGACGACCCTTAACATCACGTAGGAATGGTTCGACAAGAGCAACAAATTGAGCACGTGTGAACTCATCGTTCAATTCGAATAGAGAGAACTTAGATGCTTGTGCAATAGCTTTTTCTAGTACAATGAATAGACGGCGAACGTTGATACGGCCAAAAGCTGATGGTTGTGTCATCAATGTCTTATCTCCGTATAGAATTGTTCCCATACCTGGCATTGAAACAACTGGGTTAACACCAACTGCATAGATAGCATCACGTTGACCTGCTGTTGGATTCCAAGCAAGTTTAACTACGTTCTTCAAAGCGCCACGTTGAGCACCTGCTGGTGAGTACCATGGATCGTTTGTTTGGTCAGTACGAACACAAAGACCAGCAATGTCACCGTTCATTGGAATCCAACGA